TGTTATCATTCAATGATGACCCTGCTACTAAACCAACTATCGATGTAATACAAATAGATAATCTACATGAGAAGTTTAGTTATGTAGCAGAATACGCACAAGATAGAATCCTTGTATCACATAGAGTAACATCACCCCTTTTGTTTGGTATCAGAACTGCTAACAATGGATTCTCTTCTCAATCAGAAGAAATGAAAACTGCTTTTAGTATCTTACAAACAATGACAATTGCACCATTCCAAAATGTAATTCTAAATACTTTAGATTACGCATTGACGTGTGGTGGATATGATAATGCCGAACTATACTTTGAACAATTAACTCCATTAGCAATTCTTTCACAGCAAGCAGAAGAAACAGGTCAAACTATTGAAGAAGTTTCTGATGAAACTAACGACCAAATGGAAAACCCTGCAACTATTGAAGATGCAGGTGATGCAGACCCGCAAGATATAGCACCTGATGAACCAATCGAAAGATTTGAGTATGGTTTAAGTGGAGCATTTTTTAACAAAGAATATACAACCCAAAAATTATAAGATATGGCAACCGCATTATTTATTACAAGAAACGATATAATTAAGAATACCCCATTACAGGGTGCTATTGATGCAGATGCACTTCTACCATTTATGTATACCGCACAGGTAAAGTATTTGAAGAATCTATTAGGTACTGTATTGTATGATTATTTGGGTGAACAAATCGAAACACAAACCGCATTTACAGGAGCATATTTAGATTTAATGGTAGAACACGTTAAGCCAACCTTAATTTGGTACGCTTGTGTGGAATATATTCCTTTCAGTTCTATTCAGTTCAAATCTAATGGTGCTGTGAAGCAACAGAGTGAGCAAGGCGTCGCTCCAAGCAAATCGGAGATAGATTACCTTCTAGCGAAGGCGCAAGCAAATGCTGACTACTATGCGTTGAGATTACAAAACTATTTGATTTCATACTCAAACCAAATTCCACAATATTTGCAATCAGTAGGAAACCAAACACAAATATATCCAGACCAAACGAATCAATACTTTGGTGGTATTCAATTATAAACTATGAGTAATTACTTACGATATAATCAGGGAGTAAACTATACATTATATTATAATGCATTAGAATACTTTGAAACAATAATGACTAATCATCCTTCTATTGCCAAAGTAACAACAGGCGATATGATGGAAGTAGATGATAGAGAATTTTCTATGTACCCATTGGGTAATGTAAATATATTAAGTAGTACTGTATCTAATTCTACTACTAGACATGAGATACAATTAATAATTGCTGACAAGATTAAGAATAAAGATAACGAATCTAATCCTATCACAAATGAACAAACGATTCCATTTTATGGGGTTGATGATACAATTGATATTCTTGCTAACTCTTTGGCGATTGTCAATGACCTTACTTCTTTTACACAATATTCAGTAGCATCATTTGATATAGATGGTGATATAGTTTGTGAACCATTTATGGATAGGTTTAATAATGGATTAGCAGGACATGCGGCTACATTTACATTGATAACTCATAATGATAGACCTCGTTGTTTATTTAATTTGTTACCAACTGGCTCATTCCCTAATCCTACCTGTTAATGGCTATATCTAAAGTACAACTACCTTTAAAGAATGTTGCAAAACAAATAAGAAATGTTGGTTCTGCTTTAGCGCCTCGTGCAACGGGCAATCTTCGTAATGTATTACGTTCTTACAACACACCTGATAGGATGGTTAAATTTGGAAAAAATGGTTCGGCAAATATTACTTTTTACTTCGCACCTCCTGGCGCTACTTATGGTAAGTATTGGAATAAACCATACGGAAGCGGTAGAGGTACAACTGCAACAATTAAGAAAAGATATCCACAACATTTTGATTTTGCTGAAAAGGCATATGAAGATATTAGTGTAAAGAAACTTATTAGAGATTATGCAGTAGGTTTAGGTAAACAAATAGCATTGGATTTAAAAGAAGCAGTAAGAGCAAAATAACCATCACTTACAAATTCATTTTAGATGGTTAAATAATAAAGAATTAAAACAAATGGCTTTATCTATTGCACAAACACCCGCAGCTGTATCATTAGCACAATCGCCTATTATATTTTCAATATCTGAAAGTGTTAGTAGTGTTATATCTAATACAGGTTTTCAATATGTTGCTGATTTATATTATTGGACAGGTAGTTTAACAAATTCATCATCAGTCGCTGAATACACAATGGTGAAGTTTCCTAATGTATCATTATATGGTATATTCGACTTAAATAGAATTATCAATTCAACACTTACTGATTTAGCACAAGCTAATACATCAAATGTAATGTACTTTGCATGTGATTTCTATACACAATATAATTCAGGCTCTTCATTTGTGACTGGTTCACATTTAAAATCTGATACATATAAAGCCTTAGATGGATATGGTATATTCCAAGAAGAAATCGGACAACCTATATATACATCATCAGTATTCTGGCCCCTAATGACTGATGGACCATCAACACAATCTGCATTTACTGTAAACGAAGGTGTAACAGGTGTATATGTTGGGAGCGCTGGAACTACACAACCAAATAGATTAAAGTATACTTCAGCTACACAAACTGCGTTTATAACGCTTAGTGGAAGTGCATCATCATCACAACAGATACAAACCTATCCAATAGGGCCGGCAGAGAGTGGGTTTCCTTTGTCAGGAAGCTATACTTCATACCAAATACAGGCACAAAATGGTTCAACTAATTTGGGGCAACCTATCACCTATAATATAGTGTGTGAGCAAAAGTATCCAAACGTAAGAATCAAATGGAAAAATAGATACGGACAATTTGATTGGTTTAACTTTAATATGGTTAGTAGACAATCATTCAATACTGAAAGAAGAACTTATCAACCACAATTAGGAACATGGGGTTCTTCTACATTATCGTATCAACCTTATGATAGTTCAACCTTAAATTATATAGCAGATTCAAAACAAGCTCTATCAGTTCAAACCGATTGGGTATCGCAAGATTATAACGATATATTTAAACAACTATTAGTAACAGATGAAGCATATTGGATATATGATGAAGCCAATGGTGATATAAGACCTATTACAATAAACACCGATTCTATAATCTTTAAAACAGGTGTAAATGATAAGGTAATACAATATGGATTTGATTTCAACTTTGGACAAGCTTATAAACTTATCATCTAATGGGAGTAATTAGTACACAAGGATTTAGTTTTAAATTAATAGCCAATGGAACTCAATTGGACTTATTTGATGATGAAGAAATATTAGTATCAGATAACATAACAGGTTTATTTGATATTGGTGTATTACCATCAGATTTTACTCGTCAGATTACTGTTCCAGGTACTAAAGTAAATAATGCTTTCTTTGAGCACGTTTACGATATATCAATTGTAAACCCTTACTTATTTGCAACTAATACTAAAGTTCCTTGCTATTTGGATTTCGATGGAATCTATTTAGCTGATGGATACTTACAACTAAATCAAGTAAACGTAATAGGTAATAAGTTTATTGACTCATATGAGGTAACTATTTTTGGTGGATTATCATCATTCGCAAGGGATATCAATAGAAATTTCCTAACAGACTTATCTACACTTTCTAAATACAATCATACTGCATCATACGAGGCTATTTCACAAAGTTGGAATGGTGGTTTATTTGGTGGTGATATAGTTTATCCTCTTGCAGATTATGGTAGTGGATATCAATTTACGCAAGGTCAGTACCAAACATTTGGAATGAATACCACTAATGGTGCTCTAACTGTACAAAACTTTAAACCTGCTATACGAGCAAAAGCTGTATTAGATGCAATATTTGAAGAAGCAGGATATACATATACTTCAACATTTTTAGAACCATACAATGATTTACCTACCGTATTTACTGTAACCAATAATGGTTCAGGAAACTATGTAATAAATGGAGAATCAAATCCAACATTAACATTAGCAGCAGGTAAAACTTATACATTTAATGTAAACGCAGTAGGACATCCTTTTTGGATTAAAACAACAAACTCAACAGGTAGTGTAAACGCATATAATATTGGAGTAACAAATAATGGAACTGCAAGTGGTTCAATAACATTTACAGTACCTTACCCTGCTCCTTCATCTCTTTACTATAATTGTCAATTCCATGCTAGTATGGCTGGTGGTATTGATGTTGTTAAATCAGTTATAGATGATGTATATATGAATTGTAACCATTCACTTAAATATCCTGAATTTGCAGGTATTGATTTGGAAACATATGGTCAAATAAAAGTAGGAGCAGTTTCTGGTAGTACTGATATAGCACTACCATCAGATACTTTTGTAAGTTTACCTTGGAGTAACGCTTTATCAGACCCACAAAGATTTTGGAATAATAATGCATATAGAGTAGAGAAAAAAACTAACTTACGTGGTATTTTAAACCTTAATTTAAATGTAAGTTGTTCGGTGAATAATATGCCAGGCACATTTAGTGCAAATGGTACATTTCAAATACAAATGATTGAAACAGGTAGTTCTACCGCTTATTCATTAAGAGCTTTACAATCTTATATTATATTCTTTGACCAACTACAACAAAGTAGAACAGGTGGTATTAATACAACATACGAATTACAAACAGAATTTGTATTAGATAGTATTCCTGCTGGCAATTATTACTTTCAAATAAAACAAAGACCTAATTTTGCATCACCAACGGTTCAACCAACGGTAACAATGGACCCAGATGAAACAACTAAATCTTATATACAAATTACGGAAGTAAACCAAGCAGCTGATGGTAGGGTTATGGATATACCATCTAATATGCCATATGGTACAAATGGAATTAAACAAATTGATTTCCTTACAGGTTTACAAAAGAAGTTTAATTTAGTAATATATCCAAACAAAACCAAATCAAGCCAATTCATTATTGAAACATTTAATGATTGGTATAAGATAGGTGAGGTTAAAGATTTTAATAAATACATTAATTTAGATAAGAAAATTGCATTCATACCGGCTAACAATTTAGCTGTAAACGAATTAAACTTTACTGATACATTGGATACTGATTACATCTCACAACAATTCAGTAAAGAAGCAAATAGAGAATATGGTAAGCAATATAATATAGATACAACAAACTTCTTTTCACAAGGTAAGTTTGAAGTTAAAACTACATTTGGCAATGGCCCGTTATTAAGAATACCGGGTACAGGTTTATCGGGTAGTGTATCCGGTTTAGACCCAGCACAAACACAATTTTCAATTGGAACATATAAAGTAAGTCAGGAAAGCTCTGCAGCATTGGTTTGTGATGATTTTAGTACCGTTGCTTATTATCAATTATATACTAGCACAGGAACATTGCAAAGTGGTTTAATTGCATATACTGACCCTTATGGAAATACTCCAGTTACAGCGTTTAATTATATGGTACAAGGAACGGGTGGTGGTGGATATGAAGTATATTCATTAAATTCAATAACAGGACAAATTGGATATGGAACTGGATACTTCTGTTAAAAAATAATATAATATGTCACAAATAATACCAATTAAAATACCCACTTATATATCAGCAGCTGATTTTGCACCTGCTAGGGTATTACCACGTTTATTTTATTATAATGGTTTGGTTGATTGTGAAACTTATTATATTGAAAGTGGCTCTCTTATAAATTCAGGTGTTACTAAAGAACAAAACGCATTTCCATACTTTGATAATTACAATGTAGTAACAGGCAGTTTCCCAACTGTAAATTCTAAATCATTACTTTTTACAAATGAAGGGGCTGCTTATGGTCAAGTTCCAACTGGCAGTTTATATAGTGAATATTGGAGTAAATATATTTCTTTATTATATAATCCAACAACTCGTTTAGTAGCTTGTGAAGCTATTATTCCATTGGCTGATTATTTCAAAATGGAACTGAATGATATTGTACAATGGAGAGGTAACTATTACCATCTTCGTGCAATAAACGATTATAATCTTTCTAATGGTGAATGTAATTTACAATTATTAGGACCTATATTAGAGGATGTAATTGGTTCTATAATTCCAGAGATTGCTTGTAATTTTGATTTTACTATTGGATGTCCTCCAATACCAACAACAACAATTGCACCAACAACATTAGTTCCTACTACTTTAGTGCCAACCACTACAATAGCACCAACTACATTAACACCAACTACATTAACACCAACTACATTAGTACCAACGACTTTAGTACCTACTACGACTACATTAGTACCTACTACGACTACATTAGTACCAACAACAACTGTTGCGCCGACAACTTTAGTACCTACTACACTTGTACCAACTACTTTAACGCCGACAACTACATTAGAACCAACAACTACATTAGTTCCAACTACATTAGAACCAACAACTACATTAGTTCCAACTACATTAGAACCAACAACAACTTTAGTACCTACTACATTAGAACCAACTACTACATTAGTTCCAACTACATTAGTACCTACTACAACTGTTGCACCGACAACTGTTGCACCGACAACTTTAGTTCCAACAACAACTATTGCACCAATGCCTATATTACAAAGATTTCAATTAACAGGCAATAGTTCTCCAACTTCAACTGCAGGAACTTTTATTGATTTTAATGGTAATACTCAAACGATTCAAAGATATACTTTAGGAACAGTCTATGACTTTATTGGAGTTAGTGGTAGTGTTACAGGTAGTACAATGCCAATACCTGGATTGACTGTATTGCAAGCATCAGCTTCATACCCTAATTTTGAGACAGTAACTTTTAATAAATCTGGTGGACCAGGTTTAGCAGCATTTACAGGTCAAAGTTCAGATGGTAGCTTAATATTTTATGCTGACTCAAATTCAAGCTGGACTTATACAACATGCTTTGTTTCGGGAACGGCTCAAGAAACTTATGACCCATTGGGTCATTTGTCAAGGGTTATAGGTGGTGTGTGTACGCCAGCTGCAACGACTACTACACTAACACCAACAACAGCAGTGCCAACAACTACTTTAGTACCTACTACTTTAGTTCCAACAACTACTTTAGTACCAACTACTACACTAACGCCTACTACTACACTAACGCCTACTGGTAATTGTTATAATTTTACATTTACAGCGGGTTCGGGAACACAAACAGCATATTATGTTTTATGTGGTCAAAATGTAAAAACATATACATCTGTAAGTGTAGGTACTCCACTAACTGTATGTTGTTATGAGCAACCTAAAGATTTGACTGGTATTGGTAGTACAATTACACAAGGTGCTGGATGTACACCATAATGATGAAAAATAAATTAACCATTGTTAAAAACAATATAGGATAGTATGGCAATAGAAATTATAACGCTAACAGCAGAAGGAGCAAACTCAGGACCAACATACGA